AGATTCTTGGACATGATTTGTCCCTCCAAATATAAAACAAGTCTTTCAGCTTTCGCGCTTGTCCTAATGGGGCGCTATTACTGTGATAAATTAATATCCGTAATATCGGCCCTGGAGGGTTATCGATAGGATGTTTCTATTATATGCCTATTTTAGATAGTTGCAAACTATGGGACGTTGTTCTCTATATTAGAAATAGTCATATTAACCATAGTACCGTCATTAGAGTTAACAGAGTTATCACCGATAGTAGGATAAGAGTCACCATCACCCATACGCCAGTAACCTACTAAATTGCCCGTAGGGCCAATACTATTCAGGTCATCAGGTGTTCCGCTATTGTAAATAGTCGTAATCTCTGCCCCTGATAGCTCTTTATCATAAACAGCCAGCTCATCTAAATTAGCGTTAGAAAATCCAACATCATCAGTATAACCAGCCTGGAAGTTAGCCGTTGCGGTAACAGAGCCGCTAAAGTTATCTTGATGCGTAGTCAGTGATTGCGATACGCCGTCAAAGTAAATCTTCACACCTGCCGCTGTCTCTGAACCATCATAAGTTACGGTTAGATAAGTCCATTGATTATTAGGGATATTCGACGCTTCTACCTCTATGAAGTTGGCAGGGTTATCAGATCTCAACCTGAAAAATATATCACGGCCACCATCCTGCTCTAATTCATAGCCAGAGCCATCATCGGCAATCCGCCTTACTATTCCACCCCTATCCTCATCAGTCCACACTGATAAGCTAAATGGATCGGTAGATGCAAAGTTGAGCGCAGAACCAGAACCAAACTCTATGGCTTGCTGTCTCATGCGTCTAAACATAATGGAATAGGTGTTAGTCCAGCCACCCGCAGCAATTCCCGTTACCGTTAATGTATTAGAATCCGCCCCATAAGCATTACCGGCAGTAATCTCGATGGTCTGCGCCCCTAATGTAACCTCGCCCTGCACCTGGCCATTTGACTGATTAACCGTATAAAGCCCAGTGGTTGAAATATCAAACCATGTAGGATCATCATCCGCCGTTATGTTATAGGAGAAATGTTCGCCAACAATCGCATCAATATTAAATTGCGATGTTAGCGTAGGCTTAACCCCACCATTGCCACCCTCTACAAACTGAGCATTGAGATAATTGATTACTGCAGTCCTATCACCACCCGCGCTAGTTCCATTCTCTTGCAATATCCTTGTATAACTAATCGGGCCTAATAGCTGTTTAGTTCTATTTGTTTGGTCAATTAAGTCTGGATAAGTAACAATAATGCCATCAGCACTACCAGGATCAGCGGAAGCCAATAACGCACCATTACCAGGGGTAAATTCTTTCGCACCCTCAACAATTACCGATTGCTGGGAATTACTGTAAAAAACTCTAATATCAGCCATTTTTATTCACCACTGCGCTTAATAGATATGCGGATAAGTATAGCTTCGCATCAGCAGAACATTTAACCTCATAATAAACCCCGTTATCTCTTACGCTCTCTGTAACAGGAAATGACGTCTGTATAGCAAATATATTGCTTTCACCAGCATCAACCGCCAAAGGCTGGATAGTAGGGCCATAGAAATTAGCACCCCCGCCCGTATCAATTAACCCTCTCACTTGCAGGGTGGCATTTGCTGTAGATGGCTGAATACCAAAGTTAATAGAAAAATCAAACCACTGCTCAGCTAAAGGGAAGTTAAACTTATCATTAATAGAGTCATAATAACTAAAGATTCCATCAGGCAAGTTAGTCGCTGTTGGTATCTGGAACCCGTTATTAGGTATTCTGGCCCATACGTCAGCCGTTAAATCAAAGCCTGTTTCTGGTGTTAGATACTCAGTATCAAGCAAGAACTCCCAGCCTAAAGAAGAACTATCGCCAGCAAAATCAATAGGCACAGCCGTAGTGGTATCCGAAGTAACACGCAATACAGCATGGCCACCATTAAAATAAAGCAGTATCCAATCACCTTCGTCTAGCTGGAATTGCTTATCTTCAAAGTAACCTGCCGTAGTGACTGTGGATAAATCATCCTCGGTCGTATAAGAATAAACCGAGGCAGGGGGTGCAGATTGCGCTCCTACCGTTGCAAATGTTGATTGATCAAACATACACCCCCCATTTTATTATTGACCTACTGTGATTATGTTCTCACCTGGTAAAGCCTCGGCAAACTTCTGTCTAACCATCTTGGCATATTCAGGATCGGTTTGCATCTTACGATTACCATGCTCATCCTTAGCAAATTGCAGCTTTTGCAACTCTTCCATTGAAATAGCGCTAGCTGGATTAACATCCGTGGTCTGCATTGGAGCATTCTTTGACTTGGCAATCAATGCCTCGATGGCCTGAACACCTGCCGCTGTTGTAGCTGCGTCAAGCAATCCATCAACCATCTCAGGGGTTAGATTAGCCCTTCCCCAGTTCTCGATGTTATTTAAGCGCTGTGTAGCCTTATCGCCTAACTTGGCCATTTCCTCGGCTTGTCGTGCTGTCTCTGCTTCCTCAGCACCCAAGCTATCAGCATACTGACCCTCAACAAACATATTAACCAGCTTGTTAGCCATGTCCTGATTCATGCAAGCTTCTTTGGCCAATTCAGTAAACTGGCTAATTAACGGGCTTTCACCATCTAGCTCGACACCTTTTTCGGTCAATTGCTCCGATAGAGAGAACTCATATGCATCAGGCGCGCCCGTAAAGGAACCAAACCTGCTGGATAGCTGATTGTAAGACTCAAGCACCGCATCATTGTTGACGCTCTTAGTCTCATTATTCCAGAATTTCTCCGGTACGTTATCAGGCCGCTCAATAGCATCGGCTACCGCTTGTGCGTTATCTACTGACTCTGCTGCTTCTTCGCTCATAGTTCACTCTCCACTGATTGTATTTGGGTAATAATGTTTCTAACGAACATCTTGCCACCCTCGGTTAATCCCGCACTAAACTGACTAGACTCAGGCAGTATGGTAGGAATCATTAATAAATCGTTTTTCCATTTCTCCAGCAATTCAGCACCATCCTTATTCTGGACAAATACTCTGTGAAGTAATATGGCACCTTGTTCGGCGCTCTTGTTAAACGCTTCTTGCTGGTTCAGCCCTTCATTAAGAAAGGCATCAATACTATTCTCCGGTAACGCTTCCACTGTCTAAACCCTCTTGTTGTTGGGCTGCTTGCATTATTTTTTGTGATGCAGCCTTTATATCATCTGCGCTTCTCGCTAAATCAGCCGTAGGTAATCCTAGCTTCTCGGCAGTCCAATTAGGGATATTCTCAACCTGAGCACCCAATGCCACCACTTCAGGCGGTAATGTCTGCATCTGCGCCCACCATACCTGGAATGACTGAAATTCCTCTTGTTCTTCAGCCTGTGCTAGTGGTGACTGCATTCTGATAGAGACTTCCTTGCCATCCACCTTAATAGCCGGTAATCGACCATTACTCGCTAATATCTCAACACCGCGCTCAACAATTGGCTTGATCTTCTCAGTGTTCAATCGGCCAAAGGATGCGCCACTAGTTCTCAGCATTTCCTGTGTTCTTAACATATTCTCAGTAGCAGACCTAACAGGGTCGTCAATATCACCCATAGGATTAGCAAACAAAGCTTTATTAATATTAGCCTGTAAGTCTTCAAGAATGATCTGACCAACATCCAAACGACCGCTATTCTCTAATGCCCGCATAGATGGATTCTGATTAGAGTTGCTACCTACCGGAATGATAGAACCAGGCGCAATACGGACTGTGTGAGGATTCCACGTACCATCAGACAAAGCCGTATAAACGCCTGTCATCTGTAAGGCACCGTTCTTTAAGATGTATTCCTTAACCTTATTGGCTGTGCGAATATCAGCTAATACGTCGATTACAGGGCCACGACCATACACCTCGCCAGGAATAACATTAGTCCGATAAATAATAAGTGGGGATGTGGTGAATGACTGCGTGAAGATTAATTGCTTCTTAGGCTCGTAAATAACTATTTGATGCCACTGACCATCAGCTTTTAACACGCCGTTAATGATCTTGACCTTGGTATCAGGCTCTTTGTCGATCTTCTTCTGCAAATCATCCCCAAAATCACCAGCAGGCCACATATCAGGGACATTACGGGCTGGGACTTCATGTTCACGCCAACCGGTATTCTTGGCACCTTCCCCCGCTTCTAGGTACAATTGAGCCAAGGGAATAGATGTAAACTTGAATAACGGCTCACCCTCTAGCTCATTACCCTCTTCAAAGAACATGGCACCCGTTGAGATAGCTAAATCCTGATCCGATTCAGTGGATTGATTAGAATAATCAGACTCATCAAGGTGATTGAAGAATATGTCAGTGGCTTCTTCTAGCTGCTTATTGAGGTTATCCCTATCTCCCTTAGGCGTATCAGTACCCGCAACAAAGTTAAACCATTGCTTCCATGGTGGTGTATGTGCCGACTGAATACGGGCTGCATACGTCCTAACACCAGCCACCGCAGTAGAATCATAAATGTGCCGGTTCTTTTTCTGACCTGGAGAATGGAAGTTAAATGTCTCTTTCTGTGGCAAAGCGAAGTCATAGGCTTCCTGTAACAGTGAACGCCATAATTCACGACGCTCTTTAGCCTTACCAAATCGTTTAATAACAGCTTCCATGCCGCCTAACCCATTAGGGAGTGTATAAGCCATATTAGCCGCCAAGTGTAGTTGCTAGACCTGTAGGGGATGATTTAATCAGAGATCGACGACCAGCACGACCTGATTGAGCAAATGACCGCTTCTCTGCTATCTCGCTTTCTTTCTCAGCTAGCATGACAGCCTCTTTCTGCTGTTGCTCTTTAAGCTGTGCCGCAGCATCACGACGAGCAGCACTGGCACCTGTGCGCAATGGCTTCTCGATAGCTTTGCCCACCTTTTCGCCAACCTTTAAGCCTGTGGCTAAGCTTGTCCCACGCCTGAAGGATTTTTTTAATTCATCACCCATGACTCAACCTCTTATATAATTGATAGGGAGTCCAGCACCAGAATGCCCTAATCCCCAGTAGTGACTTTACCACCTCTACACAATTAAACACACAGAACGTGTATCGATAGTTATTAGGATTGATTATAGCCCGAATCGATAGGATTACGCTATCAGGGGCAACACATCGGATATGAGGGTAATCCAACTTACTCAACAGACTAACCTCAGTGACACTATTCTTTGCATCCACTACCTGCCAGAACTCACCACCTGGACTCTCTTTAACCGCATAAACATGCTGGAAGTTGGGCTCTAACCACCTGAATACCCAATGATTTAGAGTAGTCTTACGGAATATTACATACCAGTGAGCAGTGTATTTATCAGTGGTATCCACTAAATAACCTCGGCTCCGTAAGGGTCTATATCATTGTTATCAATAGCCCTAGTGTGGCAGTTTTCACAATAAGCCCCAGTATGCCGATAGATTGTTACGTCTTTTGTGCCGCACTCAACACAGCCAGCCTCGACAGCAGCAGCCCTCGCTTTAGCCTTTGCTGCTTTGAGCTTGATTAGCGACTCCTGCTCAAGCCTTTCATCCTCATCTTCACAGTCATCACAGTACCAATTCCTAGACAAGAACGCATCATCACAATCAGGGTTAGACCATTCTCCGCAAATAGTGCATTTTATTTTATCGTCACTATCCCTTGTTTCAGGCATCCCTCTATCAATAACCCAATCACTCACAACATTAACTTTCATCAGAACACCTCGAAATCAGATTGAGCCATCACCGGAGCATGGCTTCTTTCCTTTTGTGTTAACACTTCCTGCCATCCCATAGCTAATTGACGCAATGAATCAGCACAATGGCTAGCCCAGTCATGTAAGGGGTTATCCCTAAACACACCTTTCTTTTCGTCATATTCATAACGATATTGGCTAATACACTCAATCCCATGCCGACAGCGCTTCTCATCAAACCAGAACCGGCTGAATAGTCGTCTAGTCGCCTCAATACCATCAGCCACCTTATGCTGCTGCACCACTCTAAAGGCTATACCCATCTGTAATGCCGTGTCTCTACGGCTCTTGCCTGTGGATAACTCCCTGACCTCAATATCATGCGGCGCGAAGTGTTCGCCGTAGGTAATACCATGATCGCGCTTAAACTGGTCCAGGTAGTTAATGTAATGGGCCATACCTTCACCAGTATGCTCATAGTAATTAACAAACCGTATCTCCTTCCCTACAGCCTGAACAAACCAGATAGACATAGAATCACTAATGCCCAAATCCCAGAACGTATGTACAGGAATAGATGGCTCAATAGGTATAAACCCTATTCGGTCATCCCTTAAAGCTGCTGCCATTTCTTTACCGTACACCGCACCACGTATAGCCGCAGTCCATGAGCATTCATATTCCTGCTCATATTCCTCATCGGTCATAATGCCCCGTGCGTCCTGTAGCTCATCCTCTGCCACAATACCGGTATCACTAGCCTTATGGACTACAGTAAACCAGCGCTCGTCATTCCTGGCATGGTCATATAGGTCATAGAATGCGTTTTTGCCCTTTGGTGTGCCTATGAATAATGCCCATCCTTGACGATCAGATAAGGCGGGGCGCAAGACTTCACCGAACAAACTACTCGGCATCTGAGCGTATTCGTCCAAGATACATCCATCAAGATAGATACCACGGAGAGCGTCTGGAGTATCGCAGCCAAATAGCTGTATCCTTCCGCCGTTAGGGTAGTCAATCCTGAGTTCGCTTTGATTAATTTGAATTCCAGGAATAGGTCGTGAGTAGTGCTGCAAGTAATCCCATGCAATGGTTTTGGCTTGCTTATACGTTGGGGCAAGGTAGGCATAACGTGGTCGCTCCTTCTTTGAGGTTAGGCAGTCTCTCAGTAAATGATTAATAGCGAATACTGTCTTACCAAAACGACGATGACAGACAACTACAGACCAGCGCTTTAACTCGTCATGTATTGCCTGCTGTAAGGGTCTAGGGGAATAAGGTATTACGACGGAGCTTGCCATGTAATATGTATCTCACCATCATGCTCAACATCAGCAACTATATCCATTGCCTTAAGATCAGGCAGTATTTTACCTAATAGAATCTTGGCAGCATTAACCTGTGAGGATGTCATTATTTCCTCTTCTGCAAGTGCATGATTTGTAAGGCGATTTATAAGCTGACTAGCCTGTATCTTTTTCCTTGTATTTTCATCATGCTGTATGCGGTCTCTAGCAGCCATTAGTATTCCCTATCCTCTACTAAAGATTGGATAATTTCGTACTTTATGCGCATTTCTTTTGATGCTTCAACCTGTTCTCTTAGGCTTCTATTGTTTTTATCTAACGCACGAATCTGGGCTTTTAGGTTGGCTACATCCTGCTCCATAGCTTGATAAATATCATCTGTGATGTATTGCTTTTCATCACCAAGCTGGACACCTACACCCCCATCATCTTTGAAAATTATAAAATTAGCCATTAACCCACCTTCTTAAACTTAGTCATATCGTCCTTTGTAGGGTGATATGGGGTTAAGCCTGCTTTAATCAGGAATTGATGGGATGTACCGGATTGGTGAGCCATACGGATGATAAGCTGCTCTAAGTTGTGAATGCGAGCTTCTAAAGCTTCTACATCAATCTTAGGCTTGGCTTTTGGGCCTGGCTTGGCTTTGGGCTTTTCTTCGTTAGTTGATAATGATTGATCCATTATTGACTCCACTGATATGTGATTGGTTTTTTAGTGCTCTTTTGCGCATTAGCTCTTGTTCGGCTAATTGTAATTTCATTTGGATTAAAGGGGCAGCAGCCTTACCTAGTCTCTCGATAGTGTAATCAATGAGGTGTCGGCGCATATTAACAAAAGACTGCTTGCCCAATCCTGCCTTAGCAAACGTATTAGCCATATGCTCTAGGGCTTCTGCGGCCCTTTCTGGGTTATCTTCACATAAGGCATCTGACACATCCTGTATCATTTTGTCCGCTTCGTCGTCCGTCATAGTATTTCTGTACCTGCTGATAAAGTAATTGTCCGGCTAATCTTCTCTACCGTTACATTATACAGTTTAGTGCCGTTAGATGCCTCTACTAGAATAACATCACCTGTTTTTAATAGGCTGGCATAAGCTGCATTACCATCAAAGAATCCAGCACCCTCGATTGTGGCCAGGGTATCACTAGTTTTAATAGTAAATAATGGGCCATTGTTTGTACCAATACTATAAGGAGTGGTTAGGGTGGGGGCAGACCCCGAAACAAATTGATAAGGACCAATACTAGGAGGATCAAGATAAGCAATTAAGTCTAAATCTACCTGACCTACCGCTGATCCAAGTAAGCCAGCAGCCGTTAAAGGCGATGCTGATGTTAAATGATAATTATCGTTAGCCGCATCAACAAATAATGGCTCATCGTTAGTGGCACCTGATACATAACCCTGGCCTTGCCACGCTGCAAAGCTTCCACCGCTGAAATTATTACCTAATGCACCATTTTCATCGTAATAGTTGCAATTCTCCCAATCGGCAGAAATAGTATCCAGAAGGGCAGTCATGGGATTAGTGCCATAAGTAGCACCCACTTTTGCGTATAAAGAGCCGTTAGTGAATTTATTACCCGTACCGCCGACAATCACATCATCATCAGCCCTTTCTAAAGCACCCTCACTGCCTGCCTCTGCAATCAGTAAGTAGTTGTTAAACGTACAGTTATTTGCACCTTTAAGCCTTACCGCATTACCCGTAGGCTTACATCCACTAACAAGAATAGAGCTACCTGTAGCCCCTGTCTGGTTTTTAAAGATAACGCCATTCTGAACATTATCAGCTATAACCCTGCGAACAATACCCCCAGTATTACCGCCAATCATGGCAGCGTGAATCGTGGTGGCCGCTGGTGTAGATACGTTCATCTGGGTAATATCTTCAATCAAGCCATCATCAGAACCGTTTGCCGTACCATCTTCACCAATCAGACAGTGAATACCGTTATTACCTATGATATGGCCTGATATTCTACGGATAATAGCGTTTGTTGAAGTGCCGCGAATATGGAATGACACAGGAATAGAACCGCTTTGGGCATCCATAATAGCAGGGCAATCCTCGACAATCGCTCCAGGACAATCATCAAAATCTACAATTCTCGGTGAGCCTGTAGTTGATGTTTGTATCCATGTGCCTGTTATATTGGCCGCATAAGCTGATCCTGAAGTCGATAAGCCGGATGCCTGAACTACCCTAGTATTGTTATTAGGACTGGATAAGCCATCCAAATTAATACCGTTGACGACCATTGTGGAGTTAGCACCGCCTCCATTGTTATATAATACCTTGTCGTTATTGGTGGTAAGGGAGGCTCCAGAGAATCTTAACCCGTTAACAATAATATTAGCTTGTGTCGCGCCAGTATTATAAGCAATCCCATTGCCGGGAATCACACCAGATACAATAGGGTTATTTAGGGTGACTGTGCGTCCCGAACCTGCGCCAAGATAGAATATCTCGTTATTAATCAAACCCACATTAAGGACTAGAGCGCCCACTGTGGTATCTCCGTTAGTAGATAACCATGCTCTATTCTGGCCACCACCAACACCGAAAGTAATACCGGACACATCGGGAACTTCAGGAATAAGCTCCATATCGCCACTAGGCTGGATGTTTACCCCTGAATCAGCATCAATAACACCGTTGATAGTTGCAGTGCCTTCAAGGCCGTTTAGGGCATCAAGGGTTAGAAAAGGAGTGGCTTTTGATAGGCCGTCATTACCGTTATTACCAATGGCATAACCATTATCGGTGCTATTTGATATGAAATAATCCGCCATTACTTATCCCCTAAATACCTAATATTAATCAATTATACTACGTTCTGCCGCTTTTTAGCATAGTAAAACTGGACGGATTATCGCTATAGATGGGCATCACCCGATACCTGGAGTTGCCCTTACCCCTCATCCAACCTTTACCGTAATCATCATAGACTATAACAATATTCTCTTTCTTAGCCCATTCTAGCCCATGAAACAGGGTATTACCCTCCCCATCTGTTGCGATAGGCAGCGCTAATATTTGCTCTTTGTAGTCTACCTGAATGGGCTTTTCCATAGGTCATAAGTATATACCCTTAGCACGTTAAGCCCAAACATGGCCCTACATCAACGAAATAAGGCGCTACTGCAAAGACTAGGGCGAATAGGGCTAGGGCTAGTAGTAGTTTAGCGTACACATCCTTTCTCCTGTATTAGTCTAAGTGGTTAATTAAGTAAATCAGGGCCATCTGTTAAATGATCTGCCCATGATCTATCTGTCAGCATATCTATCGTATCAGCCTGCTTAGGCGTGACTTTAAGGTCAAATAAGCCCGTATAGTCGTTTGATATGGATATGTCGATAATCTGCTGCTGTTGCGCCTCTGTGTACTTCAGGAGCATTTTAAACTGTTTCTTAGCTGCAAAGGAGCTAACTGGCTTCCTCCTGGCTTCCTTTCGATACTCGCACCATTCATTCCATGCTTCGATGTTTAGTCCTATTGGTAGTGTATAACCCATATTTATATCCTTTTTAAAGTTAATAGTAGTCATTTAGACGGGGTATGTGATCTATCCCCAATCATACAATTTATCTTATACAGCTTAGTCAACACATCATCATTTATCAGCGCACAGTTTAACCTCTTGCCGGAGACTATCTGTTTGATTAACCAATATCAGCTTTGGTGGTGATTTGATTACCCAGTTAACTCTGGTGACTTTGAGTTTAGGTCAAGCCAATTAACACCTTGTCACAATAAACGCTGCTTATCCCCAATCCCGTATGCTGCCAGGATTGTGACCACCCCGTCTTATCCAGCCTATTTATCGTTGAGGGAAACAGGCTTTTGCTACTGACCTTTCGGTATGATAGCTAGTGGTGAATTTGTGCCTTCAGGATGGGGAACTTTAGAAAGGTGCGCCGCCGATGTCGCTTAGGTCAACCAATTTACACCTAAGTCATTAACGAGCATCGGCATATCTGGCGCATAAAAAAGGCCACTTATGAAACGGCCCAGAGTTTGGAAGGGGCTGTTCAGAGAAGGAATTTCACCCACTCTGAACCGTTACATAAATAGCCTATCCCATTCTCTATAATCACTTTCTAAAGGAGCTTCCACACCCCTACATCTCTTACTTGTCAGTTAGTCGCGAAAGATGTACCCGCGACAAACCAATTATTATCCACCTCTGTTATGTAGTCAAGGAATAGGTTAAAATAAATGCACAGATAACAACATATGTGCGGTTAACTGTGCTCAAGACTACACAAAGGTGCGCCCAGTGTAGCCAGCCAAGGGATTAGGTTGTTGTGTAGCCGTAATCATTCCCGATGCGGCTTTTTTATGGCCGTTATCTATGTGGCCTAATAAGCCAGAAACACAACAACAAAGTAGACTACCAAGAGATTAAACATAGCGAATATAGTCATACCTAGCTTGCGATCCTTCCAGTTTAAGAACCAGTATCCTAGTCTGTCATAAAACTCTTTGAAGTCTTTCCAGTGATAGGCTATTGGATATAGGGCAAGTACTAATATTAGGAAAATTAGTAGTTTCATCATTTCTGTCCTTCTGGTGGTGATGGGATTGGGCCTACAAATACGCCTTGTTTTTCCTGTCCGTTCATGGGGTCAGAATAAATTACTGTCCAGTGAAACTTACCTTGATTAACAGCGTAGCGAGGATTCCACCAGTAATACCCCCTCTCTGTTAATTGAGATTCAGCTCCATCCACACTACCCCAACCATTATTAAGCTGGGATAGCTGGGCCTTGGCTTCTGATAGTTGGGATTGATTGGCTGCATAACCAGCCTTAAATATCTGAAGATAGTTATGGGTTTTAGGGTTTAAGTAGAGTAGATGTAGTGGGTGCATTTCTAAATCAAGCCCCATTTCTATACCCATTTTTTCAAATGCTAAATGTTCTTCATCATGCTCTTTCATCACTCACCCCCTTTATGGGCTTTAAGCAGCTCAAGTATTTCAGTTTCCCAATTCTCCAGGTCTTCATCCGATTCACCATTCCACTCTACCCAGTGCATTCCTGTTTCTACACCGTTAATAGCATAAGGCTCCTTTCGGTAAATAGCTGTAATGTCTATCTCAGCATCTACAGCAGGGCAGGGATTGTCATCAGGGTTAGTTCTGGCTGATTGAGCAGGGGTATAGTCGTATTCAATCTTAATATCCCACTCTGCTCCGTATTCATCTTCATAGGTTGTTAGGTATTCCATGTCATTCTCCTTTTAAAATGCTTCACAAGATTCAGAGCCACAAGCATCTAAATCATCATCGTATCCAAATAAATCGCCATTAACCTCGTATATACGGGCATCGTCGATAGGCTCTACTGCTGTTTTAGCCATTTCTCGGATGTCGGCAACGGTTTTATTGTTTCTAAATATCTTTATAGCTTCTGGCGCATTCTGCATATTTGTTTCTGAATGCTCTTTTTCCATTCTCTCAAAGAAATCAAAATACTCTGGATTCTCTTTAGCTATCCATGCCAGCTTACGAAATGATTTTTTATAACAGGTTTTACAATTACCCTGATAATGCTTTAGATTTAACCTGAATGGCTGATTATCCCAGAAGCGGTTTATCTCGTTTTTAGTCTCTGGCCACCAGAATGCAAGCGGGTATATAAAGCCATGTTTTTCATAATCAGGACTTATCCTATCTAATTCATCAACCCTAATCCCAATAGCTTTATAGTGATCGCCAGCTATATCTTTGGCAAATTTATCCAACGGAACAGATTTTAAATCCCTTGTGCAGTATTTTCTTACAGGATTAGAAAGTCCGTATTTTTTAATCTGCTGCTCAAAAGGCTCGCCATTCCTGGACGCTGTTTCAAAGTTAACAAATCTATAGCCCTGCCCCTTTCCTTTTTGACTGAATGTAACCGCCTCAATCCAATAAACGCCAAGGTTATATGCCCTATCCACTGCATCCACAAACTCTAAGGTTTCTTCATTCTCAAGGCCCGTATTAGCAAAAGTGAATATAGTATCGGGATATTCTTCCTTTAATCGTATAGCCATATAAGCGGAAGTCTCACCACCGCTAAACGAGCATACTATTTGTTTATCCGTTCTTTTCATGCCTTTATCTCCTTTTAAAATGCTTCGCAGCTTGCGCCGCAATCGTCTAATACATCAAGTGGATCAATATCCAGAGATTGTTGGAATTCAGTAATTCTCTGGTCAAACTCCTTAAACGGATACTTACTGCTGGCAATAATATCTGCCGCCGTTTTATTACCCCTGTAGAACCTAAAAGGGTCACCATCCTTAGCGCCAATATGGCCATATTTCCTTTCCATTCTCGTGTGAAAATCGAAAGCGCCTTTAATATGCTTGGCCTGAGTCATCAGATGCCTATCAGAGAATTTATAGCATCCTATGCAATTACCCTCATAAGCATCATTGATGCTAAGATCAAAATTGTTATCATCAAAGAACATCATCACATCATCCTTGGTTGTGTGCTTCATCTTGATCAATGGATAGATAGTCTCGCCAGCCTCTAGCTGACCCAAATTCATTCGGTCAAACTCATCAGCTCTAATACCTATAGCCGTAGGGTGCTTGCGCTTATAGCCAATGCTAGCCTTATAAGCGTTAATAACATAAGTTTTTAGATACTGTGTACAAAAGGGGCGACTAGAGTTAGGGATACCAAATTTTGCGATTACCTCCTCAAATGGCTCGCCCTCTCTGCTGGCTGATTCAAAGCTAACAATATTAAACTCTATCTCTGCGCCCTTGACCGGATTAACCTTG